CTATCGCCGGGTCGGGTCGAGACCGGTGCCTTCGTCGCCGCTCAGCGAGTAGGGATCGAACTGCACGATCTCCTCGCCGGCCCACTCGTTGATCTCCCGCATGGTGGCCTGGAGGGGCTCGAGTTCGTTCGCCACGAACACCCGGGCCGCCTTCTCGACGTCGCCGAAGCCGCCGGTGTTCTGTGGGATGATGCCCATCATCTGGGGCGGGATGCGGTGGCCGGCGAGCTGGTCATCCCGGGTGATGTTCTTGATGTTCCAGAAGTCGTCCTTCGCCGCGACCTCCGACACGGGGATGATCTGCACCCCGTCCTTCTTGCCGTTGGGCGAGTACATGAACAGGTTCTTGAAGTTGCCCACGCCCTTCGACTCCCGGAGCGCCTGGCGCATGGCGTCGATGTCCTTCTGGTCCTGGGCCGGATCGCTGACGTACATGATGAACCCGGCATGGCTGCCATTGAGGTAGTAGCGCCGGCGGAACAGCGTGGCGTTCTCGTTCAGCCATGCCGACTGCAGGCTGCCGATGTAGTCCGGCACGCCGTAGATGCCCTGGTCGATGTCCGGCTCGAGCAGGTGCACTACCCTACCCCGCGGCAGCTCGGTGCGCTCCAGGTAGTTGGGCGCCCACCAGTAGCGATCCCCCAGCCCGCGGCGCATGTACTTGGCGGCCAGGTGGCGGAACGGCAGCCGCTTGCCCAGCCGCCCGCGCACCTCCTCGAGGTAGCCGTTGCCGAACACCAGGTAGTCCAGGGCCAGTGCCGAGAACGCCCGGCGGCCCAGCAGCGGGTGCGGCTTGAACGTCCTGAGCAGGATGTTGCGCTTCACCTGGAGCGCGCTGCCGTGGTGCGCGGTGGCCCGGTAGCTCTTGGCGAGAATCTCCAGCGGCACCGGCGGCTCGAACCACTCCTCCGCGGTGATGTGAATCCCCTCGTACCAGACGTCGCGCATGCTGGTGACCGGCTCCGGGTCGCCGAAGCTGAACGCCTGGGCCTGTGGCGGCGTTGACGCAGCGGGCGATTCGGTTGACGGACTGCCGCCATCGCTTGTCGAGTAGGCCGGAACGCGGACGCGGGGTTTCTCGGTGGCGGTCATTCGTACATCTCCATGAGGGACTGGCCGGCCCCCTCGGCGGGGCCGTCGATCGGTTCATTGCTGAGGGCGTGCATGGCGGCCCAGGCCAGGTCGGCGTGACCGGTCGCCTGGCTGCGCCCGCTGGTGTAGGTGTACTGGCGGCCGGAGGCGGTGAGCTCCCGCTTGATGGCCATGAACGACTGCGCCATGTCGCTCCAGCCGGCATCGAACTCGAGCCGGCTCTTGCGCATGATCTGCTGGGCCTGCATGACCAGCCGGCCTTTCACCGCCGGGTCATAGCGGAAGCGGGTGAGCGTCGGGAACCACTTCTCGACGTGCTCGGCCACCGCCTCGCCCAGGCCGCTGACATCGATGCCGATGTGCTCGATGCGGTACTTGTCCTGGAACGAGCGGATGAACGCCGCCTGGGCCGCGTAGTCCTCGCCCTTGAGGCGGTGGCGCTCCAGGATGCGGTGCTTCTCGTCCGCGGTGCGCGCCGGCAGCACCACCACCAGGCCCGCGCCGTCGCCGTCCTCGCCGGTGCCGGTCGGGTCGTAGCCGATCCACACCCCGCGGTCGCCCACCGGGCGCGGCGCGTAGGGCCGGTAGTCGTCCCAGACCTCCCAGGCGTCGACCATGCAGGGGTGCACCAGACTGAGCGGAAACGCCGACTGGCTGTCGTCGACGAACTGGCACATCAGCAGGTTCGCGTACTCGTCGGGGCTGTACTCGAGGCGCAGCTGGTCCAGGTCGAACAGGTCGCACCCACCGGCGATGGCATCCTCAACGGTGACGATCTGCCGCCAGTGTCCATCTGGGCACAGCGCTCCGCCGGCCAGCGCGGCGTGGCTGACGTCGAACTCCTGGCGCTCGCTCTTCTTGCGCCGCTTGTTGAACAGCTCGCCGGACCAGAACGGATAGGCCTCGTGGCCCAGGCTCGAGGGCGTCGAGAAATACGTCTGGCGCCACTTCTTGTGCATCGCCATGCCCGACGTGACCTTGCGGAACTCCTGGAAGCGGTGAATCCAGAAATATTCATCGAGGTAGACGTCGCCGTGATAGCCCTGGGCCGTCTTGGCGTTGGTGCCCAGGAAGTGCAGCTCGGCGCCGTTATCGAGCACGATCGGATCGCCCTTGAGGTCGACGTCGCAGGTCTCTTTGACGAACTGAACGATGTAGTTGCGGAAAATGTGGGCCTGCGCCTTCGAGGCCGAGAGAAAGATCTTGTTACGCCCGGTCTCGAAGGCGTCGACGATCGCCTCGCGGGCGAAGAAGAAGGTGGCGCCGATCTGGCGCGACTTGAGGATGTTGCGGATGCGGTGCTTCTGGCCGGCCTCGTACCAGTCGATCTGGTACTGGAAGCAGGTCTCCAGGAACGCCGCCTTCAGCTGCTCGACCTGTTCCTCGTCCAGGGCGTTGCGCCGGGGCTTCTTCTTCTCGCCGGCGTTACGCCGCTCGATGTTCGGGTTGAGGTCGCCTTCCTTGCCCGTCTCCTGGTACCGATGCACCCGGGCCAGCCGCTCGATCTGCCGGCCGAGCAGGTCGATCTCCTTGAAGTCCTTGCCCTCCTTGGCCTCCTTGCCGATCAGCTGCACCAGCCGCGCCTCGAGCGCGCCCTCCACGCGCTGGGTGGGCGTGGCCTCCTCCCAGCCGTCGCGCTCCTTCCAGCTGTGAACGGTCGGCGCCTTGAGGTCGAGAAACTCGGCGATGCGCGCCACCCGCCAGCCCTGCCAGTAGAGATGGCGGGCCGTCAGGCGCGGGGATTCGAGGGTGTCGGGGGCTGATGTCGTCATGCGGCCAGCCTACCCGCGCGTCCTGGAGCGCGATGGCGCGGCCATTTGTGGGAGCGGCACGGCACAACCGCCGGTGATTGAGGCAATCACGCGGGGCGCGGAACCTGACGCCATCGTCAGACAGCCAATCCGAGGACACGCTATGCCCTTTTTCCGCGTCGCCACCGAAGGCGCCACCACCGACGGCCGGGAGATCTCGCGTGACTGGATCACGCAGATGGCCGCCAACTACGACCCCGCCAAATACGGTGCCCGTGTCTGGCTGGAGCACAACCGGGGCCTGTTCGCCGACGGCCCCTTCCCGGCGCTGGGCGACGTCACCGCCGTGGAGGCGCGGGAAGTTGAGGACGGCAAGCTCGGCCTGTTCGCGGACATCGATCCGACCGACCAGCTCAAGCAGATCAATGAGCAGCGCCAGAAGGTGTACACCTCGATCGAGGTGAACCCCAAGTTCGCGGACACCGGCGAGGCCTACCTCGAGGGCCTGGCGGTCACCGATTCCCCGGCCAGCCTCGGCACCGAGATGCTCAAGTTCTCTCGCCAGGCCGGGCAGTCCTCCCCGCTCGCCGCCCGCAAGCAACACCCGGAGAACGTATTTTCCGAGGCCGTCGAGATCGCGCTCGACTTCACCGAGACGCCTTCGGCCGACAACGGCCCGAGCCTGATGGAGCGCGTCACGGCGCTGTTCAAGAAGCACGACGCCAAGACCGCCAAGGGCTTCGCCGCCTTCAGCAAGGACCTCGAGCAGACCCTCGAGCTGTTCGTCGAGAAGCACAAGGCGCTGGCCGATGACCTCGAAGCCCGCCCCACCGCCGAGGCCTTCAACGAGCTGAAGTCCGCCCACGAGGCGACCAAGACCAAGCTCGACGAGCTCTACACCAAGCTCGACCGCACCCCCGACACCCCTGACCGCACGCCCGCCCTGGGTGGTAACGGCGGCGCCGAACTGACCGACTGCTGAGGACACCCGACCCCATGCGCAACGATACCCGCCAAGCCTTCAACAACTTCGCCGAGCGCGTCGCCCAGCTGTCGGGCGTGCCCAGCGCCGGCGAGTCCTTCGCCGTCGATCCCAGCGTCCAGCAGACGCTGGAGACCAAGATGCAGGAGACCAGCGACTTCCTGGCCAGCATCAACATCATCGGCGTCGACGAACTCAAGGGCGAAAAGCTCGGCCTCGGCCTGTCCGGCCCGATCGCCGGCCGCACCGACACCACCGCCAACGACCGCACCCCGCGCGACCTGAGCACCCTGGACGCCAACGGCTACGAGTGCCGCTCCACCGAGTTCGACACCTACCTGCCGTGGAGCAAGTTGGACGCCTGGGCCAAGTTCCGCGACTTCCAGGCCCGCGTGCGCAACATGATCATCCGCCAGCAGGCGCTGGACCGGATCATGATCGGCTTCAACGGCACCAGTGCCGCCGTCGAAACCGACCGCGTCGCCAACCCGCTGCTCGAGGACGTCAACATCGGTTGGCTGCAGCAGTACCGCGACAACGCCCCGTCCCGCGTGCTCAGCGAGGTGGTGGCCTCCTCCGGCGAGGTACGCGTCGGCCCCGGCGGCGACTACGCCAACCTCGACGCCCTGGTGTACGACGTCGTCAACGAGATGATCGACCCCTGGCATCGCGAGTCCACCGCCCTGCGCGCGATCACCGGCCGCGAGCTGCTCGCCGACAAGTACTTCCCACTGCTGCAGGAGCACGCCGGCACGCCCACCGAGGCCCAGGTGCTGGACATGATGATCAGCCAGAAGCGCATGGGCGGCCAGCAGGCGGCCCGGGTTCCCTACATGCCCGGCGGCAGCCTGCTGATCACCCCGCCGGAGAACCTCTCCATCTACTGGCAGCGCGGCAGCCGCCGCCGGTACCTCAAGGACGAGCCCAAGCGCAAGCGCGTCGAGAACTACGAGTCTTCCAACGACGCCTACGTGGTCGAGGACTTCGGTGCCGGCTGCCTGGTGGAAAACATCGTCTTCGGCGACTGGACCGGCGCCTAAGGAGGCCTGAATGCATAGCCCCGCCCGCAAGCACTATCAGCGCGTCACCGCCGCGAAAGCGGCGGGGGCCGCCGATCCCGGCCGCCCCCAGACCGGCGAGCAGTACGAGCTGCACGCCGCCGCGCTGTGGGAGGCCCGGCGCACCCTCAAGGGCATCAAGAGCACCGAGCAGAAGATCGCCAAGAAGCGCGAGATCCTGCCCGAGTTCGAGAGCTACGTCGCCGGCGTGCTCGAGGCCGGGTCCGGCGCCCAGGACGACGTCGTGATGACCGTCATGATCTGGCGGCTCGACGTCGGCGACCTGGCCGGCGCCCTGGCCATCGCCGAGTACGCCCTGCGCCACGGCCTCGACGCCCCCGACCGCTTCGAGCGTGACACCGCCTCGATCCTCGCCGAGCAGCTCGCCGAGGAGGCCATCAAGCAGCTCGAGGCCCCGGTTCAGGACAGCGAGGAGGCCCGCACCACCGCCGCCAACGCGGCCGCCGAGCTGTCCATGCACCTCAGCCGCGCCGAGGCGCTGACCCGCGACGCCGACATGCACGACCCGGTGCGCGCCAAGCTGCACAAGGCCCTGGGCTACGCCCAGCGCGCCCGAGGTGGCCACGCCGCCGAGGCGCTCGAGCACCTGCGCCGCGCCCTGGAGCTGAACGACCGCGTCGGGGTGAAGAAGGACATCGAGAAGCTCGAGCGCGAGCTCAAGAACGCCGCGACCGGCAAGGAAGGCGAAGCATGAACCAGGAACAGCAGCTTGAAACCGAGATCCAGACCAAGGTCCTGACGGCTCCGCGCGTCACGCCGGAGCACATCGAGAGCGTGATCGAAAGCGAGCACTACTTCACGGCCGCCGAGGGCGCGCTGGGGGCCTACAAGGCCAATGGTGATGTTCACGTCGGGTCAATGCCGAACGACCTGAACGCCACAGCACTGCCGCTGCTGACCTTCTGCGTCCTGGTGCTGCGCAACGGCTTCACCGTGACCGGCGAAAGTGCGTGCGCGTCGCCTGAGAACTTCGACCCCGAGATCGGACGTCGAATCGCCCGGCAGAACGCCCGCGAGAAGATCTGGACCCTGGAGGGCTACCTCCTCCGCGAGAAACTGAACGCAGGCGATCAGGCCAGCACCTGACGCCGCCACCGAGTCGCACGCCGACGCCAAGGGGGCACCGGGGGAGAGCGGACTGCGGTCCCATCTCGTCGATCCCGGTCCACCCCCTTCCTATTCCGACCTGAGCGAGAGTCGCCGCCATGTCCATGATCGCCGCCGGTACCGGCACCGCCCCTGCCGACCCCGAGACGCTGGAGAACAACGGTTTCTGGCCGGCCATCGAGCCGGCGGACTTCCGCGAGGCCACCCGGCTGGACGGCACCGTCACCGTGCCGCGCCTGGTGCAGGCGCTGCAGGTGGCCATGGCCGACGTCAATCGCCAGCTCGCCGACTGGCAGCTCGCCCGCCAGGACGACGGCGCCGCCACCCTGGAGGCCGTGGCGCCGCCGGTCTGGGCCCTGCCCGACAACTACGCCCTGCTCTACCGCCGCGCCGTCTACGCCACCGCCCACGCCAGCCTGCTCGAGCGCTATCGCGACGTCTCCGCTACCCAGGACGGCGACGAGCGCGGCGAGGCCAAGGACGAGGCCGCCGACGACCTCCGCCGCGATGCCCGCTGGGCCGTGGCCGAGATCGAAGGCCGGGCGCACTCCACCGTGGAGCTGATATGAACACCATCCCTGGCGTTCACCCTGCGGGCCAGCGCTGCGCGCTGTTCCAATCCTCTCCCGGAGGATTGGTCTGATGCCCGACGTGCGCGCCCACCAGGGCGAGACCCTCGACGCGCTATGCCAGCGCGTGCTCGGCCGCACCGCCGGCGTCACCGAGCAGGCCCTCGCGCTCAACCCGGGCCTGGCCGACCTCGGCCCGGTGCTGCCCCACGGCACCCTCGTCACCCTGCCCGACGAACAGGCCGCCGAGCCGACCATCGCCGACACCATCCAGCTCTGGACCTAGAGGACACCATGGCCGAACCCAGCACCGCCGCCGCCGCAGGCACCGCTACCCTCACCGCCGCCGTCATCGGCATGCTGCCCGGCATCGATGCCAACGCCGTGGTGGGCGCGTTCTGCGGCGCCACCCTGTTCGTGATCAGCGCCAAGGATCTCGGGATCTTCGAGCGCTTCGCCTACCTGCTGATCTCGTTCGCCATCGGCTACCTGGGCGGGCCGGCCCTGCTCGGCGACATGCTCGAGCAGAGCGCCGTGTCCGCCTTCATCGCCGCCGCCGTCACCGTCACCGCCGGGCTGCGGGCCATCGACGGCGTGAAGACCCTCGATCTCAAGGCCTGGCTGGGAGGGAGGAAATGACCGTCTCCGGAATCGTCACCCTGATCGCCGCCTTGGTGATCATCCTGCGCCTGATCACCTATCGCCGCCGCGGCAGCCGCTACCGCCCCGGGATCGGCGTCGCCGCCTGGGCCAGCATCGCCGCCTGCGCCGTGGCGATCGCCGAGGTGCTGGCCACCGGCGCGCCGCGGGATGCCTGGCTGGCGATCCTGCTGCCGGCGTTCGCCGTGATGCTGCTGCTCGCCGGCGGCAACCTTGCCCACCTGCTGCGCCCGCCCTGGAGGTTCTGATGCGCCAGTACGTCGCCCTGCAGGAAAAGACCCTGTTCATCTCCGCCGGCCACAGCGAGCGCGATCCCGGCGCCGTGGCCCACGGCCACACCGAGGCCGCCATCGTCCTCGAGTTTCGCGACCTGCTGGCCGACTACCTGGCCGAGCGCGTCATCGTCGATCGCGACGGCGCGCCCGGCGAGAACCTCCCGCTGCGCGACGCCGTGGGCGCCGCCAAGGGCCACGACCTGGCCGTCGAGTTTCACTGCAACGCCGCGGGCAGCCCGGCCGCCACCGGCGTCGAGACCCTCAGCGCCGGCCATCACCACCCGCTGGGCAATGCCCTCTGCCAGGCCATCGCCGACGCCCTGGGCATCGCCAACCGCGGTGCCAAAGGCGAGGCCAGCGGGCAGCACAGCCGGCTGGCCTACATCAGCCAGGGCGGCGGCCTGATCGTCGAGCTGTTCTTCCTGACCAACAAGCGCGACCTGACGGCGTACATCGCCAATCGGCGCCGCTGCGTCGAGGCCGTGGGTGACGTCCTGGTCAATGAGATCTGCGCCGCGGCCCTGGAGCGCCCGGCATGAGCCGCGCCCGCCTGCTCGCCCTGGCCCTGCTGCTTGCCGGCACCGCCGCCGGCGGCTGGTTCGCCCGGGGCTGGCTGGAGGACAGCCAGCGCCTCAGCGCCATGCAGGCCGCCGAGGCCGCCATCGACGCCGCCATGGCGCGCGAGTCGACGATCGCCCGCGCCGTCGAGGACCGCCTGGCCGAGCTCGAGGCCGGCGAGCGCATCATCGACCGAGGAGTGATCCGTGAAATCGAGAAGCCCATCTATCGCCGCGTGTGCCTTGAGTCTGACGCTATCCGCCTGCTCAACCACGCCGCCGCCGGCACCGCCCCCGATCCAGCAGAGCCTGATGACGCCCTGCCCGGCAGCACTGTCCCGGCTGACTGACGGCACCGGCAAGGACGTCGTGCTGACCATGGACGACTGGGCCGGCCAGTATCACCGCTGCGCAACGCGGCACAACGGCCTGATCCAGGCCCTGGAAGAACGCCCATGAACAAGCTCGCCAGCCTCCGCGCCCACCTGCTCGACGCGGTGCCGGAACTGAAGCGCGGCCCCGAGCGGCTGCTGACCTTCGTCCAGGACGGCAGCATTCGCTTTCAGCGCGGCCAGCACCTCAGCCACGAGTATCGTTTCGAGGCCCAGCTGGTGGTCACCGACTATGCCGGCGACGTCGACACCCTGATGATCCCGCTGCTGCAGTGGCTGTCGCGCTACGAGCCGGACCTCGATCCCGACGACGGCGTGCGCTTCGAGGCCGAGCTGCTCAGCAACCAGGCGTATGACCTGGCCATCACCGTGCGGCTCAGCGAGCGCGTGGTCGCCCTGGTCGACTGCGACGCCGGCACCATCACCAGCGAGCATCGCCAGCCCGCCTACCCCATCGAGACCTGCCCGGCCACGCGCTGGCAGCTCTACGCCAAGGGCCCCGGCGAGAACGAGCACGAACTCGAAAGCGAGTGGGACGCTCCCTGATGGACGACGACCTCCAGGCCCTCGAGGACTGGGTCACGCCCATGCTGGCCCAGCTCGACCGCAAGGCCCGCCGCACCCTCACCCGCAAGGTCGCCCAGGACCTGCGCCGTTCCCAGCGCGAACGCATCAAGGCCCAGCAGAACCCCGACGGCACGCCCTACACGCCGCGCAAGCCGCAGCACCGCGCCCAGCAGGGCGCCATCCGCCGGCGCGCCATGTTCACCAAGATCCGCACCGCCAAGTACCTCAAGGCCCGCAGCACCAGCGACGGCGCCGAGGTCGGCTTCGTCGGCCGCGTCGCCCACATCGCCCGAGTGCACCAGAAGGGCCTGCGCGCCAAGGTCGATCGCGACGGCCCGCGGGTCAGCTACGCCGAGCGCCGCCTGCTCGGCCTCAGCGACGCCGATCGCCAGCTGATCCAGGACTCGGTGCTTCACCACCTCACCCCCGACTGACGCCGTTTTTGTGCCCCCGCCCTCTCACAATCCCCACCGCTAGAGCCCCGGCCCTCGCCGCGCAACCATCGCGGCATGAAACAGCATCCCCTGCAAAGCGCCGCCGAGCTGCTGCGCCTGATCCATAACCTGATCCGCCTCGGCACCATCGCCGCGGTGGACCACGACGCCGCGCGCGTTCGGGTGAAATCCGGCGAGCTGCTGACCGCCTGGCGGCCGTGGATCGAGTGCCGCGCCGGCACCACCCGCGACTGGAATCCGCCCACCGTCGGCGAGCAGGCGGTGCTGTTCTCTCCCGGCGGCGATCCCGCCGGCGCCGTGGTGCTGGTCGGGCTGTTCTCCGACGCCCATCCCGCCCCGGCGGATCTGCCCGAACTCTGCCGCCGCCTGTTCCCGGACGGCGGCCTGTTCGAGTACGACCACGAGGCCAGCGTGCTGCGCATCAAGCTGCCCGGCCGCATCGAGGTCGAAGCACCGGGTGGCACGTCCTGGAAGGGAGACATCGACCACCAGGGCGACATGGCTCGCGCCGGTAGCTACGCACAGGACGGTGGCTCGCTGACCCACAACGACACCGACGTGGGCGACACCCACCGGCACCCGCAGGGCAAGGACAGCGACGGCAACGGCCAGCAGGATACGGAGGTGCCGCGATGACCGGCATGAATGCCACCAGCGGCCGCGCCCTGGAGCGCCTCGAACATATCCAGCAGAGCGTGCGCGACATCCTCACCACCCCGATCGGCACCCGCGTCATGCGCCGCGATTACGGCAGCCTGCTGCCCGAGCTGATCGACCGGCCGCTGTCCGACGCCCTGATGCTCCAGGTCTACGCCGCCACCGTGATGGCGCTGCTGCGCTGGGAGCCGCGCCTGCGCGTCACCGCCGTGCACCGCAGCGTCAGCACCGCCCAGCCCGGCCGCGCCACGATCGAGATCCAGGGCCAGACCACTGACGGCCAGGCCATCCGCGTGGAGGCGCCGATCACATGACCCGCACCACCCTGATCGACCTGTCGCGGCTGCCTCAGCCCACCTTCACCGAATCGCAGTCCTTCGAGTCGCTGCTCGAGGAGATGCGCGCCGCCCTGGTCGCTGCCATGCCCGAGGCCCAGCGCGACGACGTCGAGGCCACACTTCAGCTGGAGAGCGAGCCGCTGACCAAGCTGCTCGAGCAGTCGGCGTACCGCATCATGATCGAGCGCCAGGCCTTCAACGACCGCGCCGCGCGGCTGATGCTGGCCTACGCCGAGGGTGCCGAGCTCGATCACATCGGCGTCACCTACTACCAGACCGAGCGCCTCACGCTGTCCGGCGGCGAGCGCGAGAGCGACGCCGCCTACCGTCGCCGCCTGCTGCTCGCCTTCGACGGCTACAGCACCGCCGGCGCCCGGGACGCCTACATCTATCACGCCCTCTCGGCCTCCGGTGACGTCCTTGACGCCGCCGTGACCAGCGCCAAGGCCGGCGTGGTCACCGTCACAGTGCTGTCCCGCGAGGGCAACGGCACCGCCGCCGGCGACCTGCTGGATACCGTGGATGCCGCCCTCTCCGACGAGACCGTGCGCCCGCTCAACGACCAGGTCGAGGTGCAGTCCGCCGACGTCGCCGAATACGAGATCCGCGCCACCCTGACCATCCGCGAGGGGCCTGCCAAGAGCGTGGTCGCCCAGGCCGCCCGCGACGCCGCCGAGGCCTATGCCGCCGATCGCCATCGCCTGGGCCTGCCCATCGTCCGCGATGCGGTGCTCGCCGCGCTGTGGGTCGAGAGCGTCGAGCACGTCGCACTGCAGTCCCCCACCGCCGACATCGAGCGCGGCCAGCACCAGGCCGGCTACTGCACGCTGATCGAGGTGGACCATGTCGAATAGCCGCTCGCTGCTGCCGCCCAACAGCTCGCCGCTGGAGCGCGCCGTCGAGAGCGCCACCGACCGCCTCAGCGCGCCGGCCGTGCACACCCTCTGGGATCCGTGGGATTGCCCGGCCCACCTGCTGCCCTGGCTGGCCTGGGCGGTGGGGGTCGGCGAGTGGGCCGACGACTGGCCCGAGGACGTGCGACGCCAGTCCATCGCCAGCGCCATGGCCATCGCGCGCCGGCGGGGCAGTGTCTGGGCGGTGCGCGAGGCCCTGCGCGCCGCCGGATATGCCGACGCCACCGTCGAGGAGGGGCTGCCGGTGCTGCGTCACGACGGCGCCCAGCTGCGCGACGGCACCGAGACCTATGGCGGCGGCAACCGCTGGGCGATGTTCCGGCTGATCGCCGACATCGGCGAGGACAAGGGCGTCGGCGGCGCCGAGCTGGGTCGCCTGCTGCGCCTGGTCGACGCCGCCAAGCCGGTGCGTTCCGAGCTGCGCGAGGTCGCCTATCGCACCACCGTCGCCGACGACTTCGATCTCGCCGAGGCCCAGCACACCACCGTGAAGCCCACGGTGTCCGAGGTGCGCCCGGCCGGCCGCCGGCGCGATGGCAGCCTGCTGCGCAACAACGCCATCCGCCTCGATCCCGAGCCGCTGCGCCGCGATGCGCGCTGGTTCCGGGGCGGCGAGATCCAGCGCACCGGCGTCTCGCCCTATGCCGAGTGGCAGATCACCGGCGAGACCCGCGACAACGTCTGGGACGTCGAGACCCTCAACGTCACCACCGCGCTCAGCGAGGCCCACGCCGCCAGCGATCCCGGCCGCGCCGGCCTGGCCCGGCGAGACGGCGCCCTGCGCTACGGCGCCGCGCCCCCGGCGATGCTCGACGGCGCCGACCTGACCATCGTCGTGCGCCGCCGGCGCAACGGCCGCATTCACCGCAACGCCAGCGCCCAGCGGCTCGGCAGCGCCCCCGTGCACACCACTCTGTGAGGAGCCCATGCAGCTACACGATTCCCCCCACGACATGACCGGCATCCTCGAGCTGCGCGTCTACCGCGGTGGCGAGCTGATCGACGACTGGCGCGACGAGAACCTGATCGTCGACGGCGCCCGCGACATGCTCGCCCGGCTGATCGCCGGCGACGGCAGCGGCGAAGCCGTGACTCGGATCGGCTTCGGCGGCAACGCCAGTCCGGCCAGCCCCGACGACACTGCGCTGACCGGCGCTTACGTGCGCGACCTCACCGGGCACAGCTACCCCGCCGCCGGCCAGGTGCGCTTCGACTTCGCCCTGGCCACCACCGAGGCCAACGGCCTGACCATCCGTGAGTTCGGCCTGATCGCCGCCGATGGCTCGCTGTTCAGCCGCAAGGTACGCGGGGCCATCGAGAAGAACGACGACATCAGCTTCCAGGGCACCTGGACCATCATCTTCTAAGGAGGCCACATGGCGACTCTCCCCGAATCGGACACCTGGGAAGCCGGGGTCTACCAGTTCGAGACCACCGACCCCGTCCAGGGCGGCCCCGACGGCATCGACAACCTGCCCAACAAGCAGCTGGCCAACCGCACCGCCTACCTCAAGGCGCGGCTCGCCGAGCTCCAGACCTCGGTGGATGCCGTCGGCGTCGAGGGCCAGAACGCGCTGTGGATTGCCGTCGAGCAGGCGCTGTCCTTCGCCGGCCTGCTCGAGCAGGAGCTCGAGCGCCAGAAGAGCGTGCGCCACCAGGAGGGCGAGTTCGTGCTCTACAACCGCGGGGTGATCCGCGGCTGCGACCTCAGCAAGTCGCAGACCGCCAACCGCAACCTGGGCATCAGCGCCGGCGCCATCTTCATGGGCGGCCGCGAATGGGGCGTGGCCAGCGAGGACAACGCCGCCGCCGTGCCCAGCAACTCCGGCAGCGAGACCGGCACCGCCTACGCCTACCTGGTCGAGGCCGCCGGGGCGCTGACGCTCGCCGTCACCGGCCTGGACGAGGCGGCACCGACCGACGGCCTGGTGCTCGCCAGCCTGTCGATTCCTGCCGGCAATAACGGCACCAACGACCCCTATCTCGACAACGTCACCGTGACCGCCACCGCCCGCAACGAGCCGGACTGGCCCTGGGTGCAGTCGAGCCCGGTCTACCAGCAGCAGGACTTCGCCAACGTCATGGGCGGTGCCGATTACCACCTGAGCCTGGACCCCATCAGCTGGGCCGGCGGCCAGCCGCCGCGCCTGACCGCCGACGCCGCCGACCGGGCCAGCAATACCTTCCGCGCCTATCTGACGGGCACCGCCGACAACGTGCGAGTGCGCTACGTGGCGCACCTCATGGATCAGTAAGGAGAGCATCGCCATGCAAGTGATCACCCTGGGCGCCGGCCCGCATCCCGACTTCAGCGTCAGCGCCGCGCTGGTCACCGTCGCCGGCGTGGCCATCGACGCCGCCGCCCGCCAGACCGACCAGCAGGAGATCATCGACATCCGCCTGGTCGACGGCGTCGCCCAGGAGGGCGGCAGCGGCTACCAGTTGGCCAGCGTGCGCATTCCGCCGCGCCGCTACGTCGAAACCGAGCCCGACCCCGCCGAGGGCGAGGAGGCCACCGGCAGCCGCGAGCCGGCCGCCCTCGACCCGCACCACGTCGCCGTCACCATCTGGCCCACCGTTTAAGGAGCCGCCTCCATGTCCATCATCATCGCCTCGCCCGACAGCATGCGCGCCCAGGTCGAAGCCGCCACCGGCGGCGCCACCACCGTGCTCTATGACGACAAGGGCTTCCCCTCGCTGATGCACGTCATCCCCAAGTTCCGCTATGAGGACCTGGGGCTCGACGCCACCTTCGGTACCGGCGTGGCCACCGCCTTCCTCAAGGGCAACACCGAGCTGCCCGAGATCTTCATCGGCCAGTACCAGGCCCAGGTCCACGACGGCCGCGCCGTCAGCCTGCCCGGCCGTGACGCCAAGACCTACGTCGACTACGACGCCGCCAAGGGCGCCTGCACCGCCAAGGGCGCCGGCTGGCACATGATGACCATGCACGAGTGGGCCGCGGTGGCGCTGTGGTGCGAGGCCAACGGCTTCACTCCCCGCGGCAACACCGACTGCGGCCGCGCCCACGACGCCAACCATGAGATGGGGCGTCGCCAGGACGGCGGCACCGCCGGCGACAACAGCGGCTCGGCGCGCATCCTCACCGGGTCCGGCCCGGCCAGCTGGAGGCACGACAATTCCATGGGCGGCATCGCCGACCTAGTGGGTAACGTCTGGGAGTGGCAGCACGGCCTCAAGATCATCGACGGCCAGATCCACCTGATCGAGGACAACAGCTGGGACCTCGACGAGGGCAGCTGGACGGCACTGGGCCACCATTTCAGCAACGAGAGCGGCACGCCTACGCTGAAGAACAGCGCCGGCACCGTCGAAGACGCGAGCATCTATGAGTCGCAGTGGGACAACCTGACCAAGGAGGCCGGCTATACCGAATCGCAGCTGCTGCAGCGCCTTCTGGTCAGCCCGGCTGATGTGTCGATGCAGGGCCGCTTCTACGTGAACACCGAGGGCGAGCGCATCCCGCTTCGCGGTGGCCGCTGGAACGACGGCTCCAGTGCCGGCCTGGGCGCCCTGAACCTCTACAACGCCCGGTCGGACGCGTACGGCAACCTCGGCTTCCGCCCCGCTTTCGCCCTCTGACGCCGGCCCAGGAGACGCCATGCACGCCCTCGCCATCCTGCTCATCGCCGTGCTGCTGCTCGCCCAGCTCGCCGACGTCATCACCACCCGCCGCGTCCTCGCCGCCGGCGGCCGGGAGCTGAACCCCGTCATCCGCTGGGCCATGGCCCACCTCGGCGAATGGGGCTGGGTGATCCTCAAGCTGCTGCTCGCCGCCGCGGCCATCGGCGCCGCCACCGCCTTCGACGGCCTCGAGCGGCTGATCGTCCTCGCCCCCGCCGCCCTGGTCAGCGTCATACCGCCGCTAAACAACTGGCGGCAGCTCAGGGGCGGGTAGTTGCGCCCAGCCCAGAAGCACAACGCCCGCCGAATGGCGGGCGTTTTTGTGCCATCACCACCCCACAATCCCCACCGCTCGCCCCTCTCCCGCTCCCGCGCAAGCATGACCCCGACCGTCATGCTCACCTGCGCAGGAGCCCCACATGGCCCAGGACTACCACCACGGCGTGCGCGTCGTGGAGATCAACGAAGGCACCCGGCCGATCCGCACCGTCGCCACGGCGGTGATCGGCCTGGTGGCCACCGCCCCCGACGCCGCCGCGGCCGTCGCCGCCTCGCTGCTCGTCGATTCCGCCGCCGCCGAGAGCGGCGTCACCTACACCGCGGCCACCGCCGGCACCACCGGCAACGCCATCCGCGTGCGCTACGTCGACCCGGGCGCCGCCTCCGCCGCCTTGGCTGTCACCGTCAGCGGCAAAGACATCACCGTCAGCCTGGCCACCGATACCGAGGGCGCGATCATCAGCACCGCCGCCGAGGTAGCCACGGCCATCAACGGCGAGGCCGACGCCTCCGCCCTGGTCACCGCCGCCGAGGAAGGCGCCGGGGCCGGCGTGGTCGCGGCCTCCGGCTTCGCCAACCTCACCGGCGGCGAGGACGAGCCCTTCCCGCTGAATACCCCGGTGCTGGTCACCGATCCGCTCGGCGCCCAGGGCGACGCCGGCGACACCGGCACCCTCGCCCGCTCGCTGGACGCCATCGCCGACCAGGCCAAGACCATGATCGTGGTGGTGCGCGTGGCCGAAGGCAGCGACGCCGAAGCGACCAAGACCAACGTCATCGGTGGCGTGAATGCCAGCGGCAAGCGTACCGGCGTGCAGTCTCTGCTCGCAGCCGAGGGCCGCCTGGGCGTGAAACCGCGCATTCTCGGCGTGCCGGAGCTCGACGACGCCGACGTCACCAGCGAGCTGATCGGCGTGGGCCAGAAGCTGCGGGCGTTCGTCTACGCCTCCGCCGGCGACAGCACCACCATGGAAGAAGCGGCCATGTACCGCGAGAACTTCGGCGCCCGCGAGGTCATGGTGGTCTGGCCCGACTGGACCGGCTGGGACACCGCCACCTCCAGCACCCGCACGCACTCGGCCGTGGCCCGGGCCATGGGCCTGCGCGCCAAGATCGACAACGACGTCGGCTGGCACAAGACGCTCTCCAACGTGCCGGTTAACGGCGTGACGGGCATCTCGCAGGACGTGTTCTGGGACCTCCAGGACCCCAACACCGACGCCGGCTACCTCAACAGCCACGAGGTCACCACGCTGATCCAGCGCAGCGGCTTCCGCTTCTGGGGCTCGCGCACCTGCAGCGCGGACCCGCTGTTCGCGTTCGAGAACTACACCCGCACCGCCCAGGTCATCGCCGACACCATCGCCGAGGCCCACCTGTGGGCCGTCGACAAGCCGATGCACCCGAGCCTGGTGAAGGACATCGTCGAGGGCATCAACGCCAAGTTCCGCGAGTGGAAGCGCCTGGGCTACCTGATCGACGGCGGGGCCTGGTTCGACGCCGAGATCAACACCCCCGAGGTGCTCAAGGCCGGCAAGCTCTACATCGACTACGACTACACGCCGGTGCCGCCGCTGGAGAACCTGATGCTCCAGCAGCGCATCACCGACCGCTACCTGGTCGACTTCGCCGACCGCGTCGCCGCCGCATAAGGAGATCTGAACGATGGCACTCCCCAAGATCCTCAAGGACTTCAACCTGTTCGGCGACGGCAACAGCTGGCAGGGCATGATCCAGACCATCACCCTGCCCGAGCTCGCCCGCCGCATGGTCGAGTACGAAGGCGGCGGCATGGACGGCCCCATCGAGGTCGACATGGGCAACCAGCTCATGGAAATGACCTGGACGCCCGGCGGCCTGCTGGTCGACGGCGTCTACGACACCTACGGCTCGCCGATCCACGACGCCGCCCAGCTGCGTTTTACCGGCAGCTACGAGAGCGACGAGGACGGCACCGTCGTGCCCGTCGAGATCGTCGTGCGCGGCCGCCACAAGACCATCGGCGGCGGCGAGGCCCAGAAGGGCGACAACTCCCCCGGCGAGATCACCACCACCATCAGCTACTACAAGCTGACCATCGACGGCGAAGTCGTCATCGAGCGCGACATCCCCGGCAACGTCTTCATGGTCCGCGGCGAAGACCGCCTCGCCGACCGCCGCGCCGCCCTGGGCCTCTGATCCCAGGCCCTCACCACCCACAGCATCGCCGCCCCAGCGGGGCGGCCCATGATCCCCATCGGAGCCACACCCCATGACCGACAAGACCACTGCCCCCGCCGAGCTGCCGCAGGTCGTCACCGAGACCGTCGAGCTGGACTCGCCCTTCAAGCGCGGCAGCCAGACCGTCACCGAGCTGCAGATCCGCAAGCCCAAGTCCGGCGCCCTGCGCGGCGTGGCGCTCACCGACGTGCTGCAGATGGACGTCACCGCCCTGACCAAGGTGCTACCGCGCATCACCGAGCCCGCCCTCACCGAGGCCGAGGTGCGCGACATGGACCCGGCCGACCTGGTCCAGTGCGGCGGCGTGGTGAGCGGTTTTTTGCTGCCCAAGGCGGCGAAGGCAGCCAACGAGTAACCCTGCCCGAGCACGTCGACGACGCCATGGCGGATCTCGCCATGGTGTTCCACTGGGGCCCGACCGAGATGGACCCGATGGAACTCGACGAGCTGATGGACTGGCGCGAGCGAGCCCGCCGCCGCGCCGAGCCCCCGAAACCCAGAAAGTGAAGGAACGCCGATGGCCCGCGACCTCAAGCTGCAAGTCGTCCTCGACGCCGTGGACCGGGTCACTCGGCCCCTCAAGCAGATCACCCAGGGCAGCGGCCGCACCGCCGAGGCCCTCAAGGCCAGCCGCGACCAGCTCAAGACCCTGGAGCGCGCCCAGCGCGACCTCCGCGGCTTCCGCGACCTCAAGCGCCAGAGCGAAAGCAGCAGCCGCGCCCTCGAGGAGCAGCAGCAGGAGATCCGCGAGCTCTCCCGCCAGATGCAGAACGCCGAGGGCGACACCAAAGCCCTCGGCCGCCAGCGCGCCAAGGCCGTGCGCCAGGCCCAGCGCCTCAAGGAGCAGTACGAACAGGAGCAGCGGCAGCTCCAGTACCTGCGCCGCAACATGACCCGCGTCGAGGGCGTCACCGGCAGCCACGCCGACCAGCAGCGCGAGCTGACCCGGCGCATCCGCGAGGCCAACGGTCAGCTCGAGGCCCAGCAGCGGCAGCTACGCCAGACCGCCCAGCGGCAGCGCCAGGCCGCCGACGCCGCCAGGCGCTACCAGCGCGACATCGGCCGCGCCGGGCGCATGGCCGGCGCAGGTGCCGCCGGCATGGCCACCGGCGGCGCCGCGCTCTACGGCGGCGCGCGCATGCTCGCCCCGGGCGTCGACTACGGCGCCGCCATGTCCCGCGTGCAGGCCCTCACCCGCCTGCAGGAAGACGACCCGCGCCTGCAGGCGCTGCGCGATCAGGCCCGAGAGCTGGGCTCGAGCACCTCGTTCAGCGCCACCCAGGCCGCCGACGCCCAGGGCTTCCTCGCCATGGCCGGCTTCGACCCCGACGCCATCCGCGCGGCCATGCCCTCGATGCTCGACCTGGCCAAGGCCAACGACACCGGCCTCGGCCGCACGTCGGACATCGCCTCGAACCTGCTCTCCGGGTTCGGGCTCGATCCCAGCGAGATGGAGCGCCTCGGCGACGTCATCACCGCCACCACCACCCGGGCCAACGTCAACCTGGAGATGCTCGGCGAGTCGATGAAGTACGTCGCCCCCGTGGCCCGCGAGATGGGGCTATCGCTGGAAGAGTCCGCCGCCATGGCCGGCCTGCTGGGCAACGTCGGCATCCAGGGCAGCCAGGCCGGCACCACCCTGCGCGCCATGATGCTGCGACTCTCCGCCCCCACCGGCGCCGCCGCCGGGGCCATCGAGGAGCTCGGCCTCAACATCAAGGATGCCGAGGGCAACATGCGCAACGTGCCGCAGATCCTCGCCGACGTGGCCCAGGCCACCGAGGACCTGGGCAACGCCGAACGCATGGAGTACTTGAAGGCGATCTTCGGCGAGGAGCCCGCCGCCGGCATGGCCGAGATGATCAACCAGCAGGGCTCGGCCGGCGTCGAGGCGTTCACCAGCATCCTGGAGAACGCCGCCGGCGAGAACGCCCGGGTGGCATCGGTGATGGCCGACAACATCAAGGGCGACCTCCAGGGCCTGAACAGCGCCTGGGAAGAGGTCGGTATCACCATCACCGACACCAACGAGGGGCCGCTGCGCGAGCTGATCCAGAACATCACCACCATCACCCGCGGCGTCGGCAACTGGATGAAGGAGAACCCGCGCCTCACCGGCACCCTGGCCACCGCCGCCGCCGGGCTGGCCACGCTGGTCGCCGTGGGCGGCAGCTTCATCGCCGTGCTCGGATCGGTGCTCGGCCCCATCGCCCTGGTGCGCTACGCGCTCACCCTGCTGTCGCTCAACCCGGTGAGCCTCACCATCATGGGCATCGTCGCCGCGGTGGCCGCGCTGGCCGCCGGGGCCACGCTCATCTACCGCAACTGGGACGGCATCAGCGCGTGGTTCAGGGAGCGATGGCAGGACATCAAGGATGCGTTCAGCGGCGGCATCGGCGAGGTCGCCCGGCTGCTGCTGGACTGGTCGCCCATCGGCCTGATCTGGCGTGGCGTCACCGCCGGCCTCGACGCCCTGGGCGTCGAGATCCCCGAGACATTCGGCTCCCTCGGCTCGGCGATGATCGACGGCCTGATCGGCGGCATCACCCGCATGATCGGCGGCCTCATCGGTAAGCTCGGCACACTCTGGCAAACTATCAAGGACGCCTTCGCCGGTGGCATCGGCGAGGTCGCCCGCCTGCTGCTGGACTGGTCACCGCTGGGGCTGATCTGGAGTAGCGTCACTACCGGGCTCGACGCCCTGGGCGTGGAGATCCCCGAGAAGTTCGGCTCCCTGGGCACGGCGATGATCGACGGCATGATCGACGGCCTCACCGGCAAGCTCGGCGAGCTGCGCGACCGGATCACCGGTATCGCCGGCAACGTGCGCGACTGGTTCGCCGACAAGCTCGACATCAACTCGCCTTCCCGCGTGTTTGCTCAGCTCGGCGGCCATACCGTCGACGGCCTGAATCAAGGGCTGGACGCCCAGCGCGACGAGCCCGCCCGCCGCGTGGGCGAGATCGCCCGGCGCGTGCGCCAGGCCGGTGCCGGCCTGGCCATCGGCGCCGCCAGCCTGCCCGCCGTGGCCGACGTTCCCATCGACCACCGCCCGCCGCTCCAAGCCGCCGGCGGCGGGGGTGACGTCCACATCACCACCGGCGACATCCACGTGCACGCCGCCCCGGGCATGGACGAACAGGCCCTCGCCCGGCTAGTAGAGGCTCAGGTCCGCCAGGCTCTGGCCGACGCCAGCCGCGAGGCCGCCGCCCGCCGGCGCTCATCCTTCTACGACATCGACTGACAGGAGCCCCGCCCATGATGATGACGCTCGGCATGTTCGTGTTCAGCCTCTCCACCGCCGCCTATCAGGAGCTGCAACGCCAAACCGACTGGCGGCACCAGAGCCAGGGCCGCATCGGCCGCCGCCCGGCGCGCCAGTTCCTCGGCCCCGGCGAGGAAACCATCACCCTCACCGGCACCCTGCTGCCCCAGTTCACCGGCGGCCAGCAGAGCCTCGACCAGCTGCGCCAGATGGCCGACCAGGGCGCCGCCTGGCCGCTGATCGAGGGCGCCGGCACCTACTACGGCCTCTACGTCATCGGCTCGCTCAATGAGCGCAAGAGCGAGTTTTTTCGTGACGGCGCCGCCCAGCAGATCGAATTCGACCTGCGCCTCAAGCGCATCGACGAGGACGACAGCGCCCAGCTCGCCAGCACCGCCGCCATGCGCGCCCTGGCCACCGGGCTCGCCGGGGCCCTGGCATGAGCCTGTTCAGCGAACCGGGCCGCGCCGCCCGCACGCCGGACTACCGCCTCACCCTCATGGGCCAGCGCATCAGCCCCCAGGTTGGCGCCCGGCTGCAGCGCCTGCGCCTCACCGATCGACGCGGCCTCGAGGCCGACCAGCTCGACCTCACCCTGGAGGACCACGACGGCCGCCTGGCCCTGCCGCCCCGCGGCGCCGAGCTGCAACTCGCCCTGGGCTGGCGGGGCCAGCCGCTGTTGGACCGCGGCACCTACATCGTCGACGAGGTCGAGCACTCGGGCGCACCGGACGTGCTGACGATTCGGGCGAGGTCGGCGGACATGCGCCAGGGCCTGCCCGGCAAGCGCACCCAGAGCTGGGACGCCATCACCGTCGGCGAGATCATCAGCACCATCGCCGGCCGCCACGACCTGGAGCCCAGGACCGGCCAGCACCTCCAGGGCATCTACCTCGAGCACATCGACCAGACCGAGGAATCGGACCTGCACTTCCTCACCCGCCTGGCCGAGCGTTTCGACGCCATCGCCACCGTGAAGGCCGGCCGGCTGCTGTTCATCCCAGAGGGCGCCGGCCTCACCGCCGGCGGCACCGAGATTCCCGCCATCCGCCTGACCCGCCAGGTCGGCGACCGCCACCGCTACAGCGTCACCGACCGCGACGCCTACACCGGCGTCATCGCCCAATGGCACGACGAAGGCGCCGCCGAGCCCCGCGAAGTGGTCGCCGGCAGCGACGACGAGCCCAAGCGCCTGCGCCCCACCTACGCCACCCAGGACGACGCCCTGGCCGCCGCCCAGAGCGAATGGCAGCGCCTCCAACGCGGCGGCGCCTCGTTCACGCTCGACCTCGCCGAAGGCCGCCCCGAGCTCTACCCCGAGACCCCGGTCACGCTCAGCGGATGGAAGCGCGAGATCGACGCCATCGCCTGGCTGATCACCGAGATCAGCCACGACCTCAGCGACCGCGCGCTGACGAGTTCGGTGGAGATGGAGGTAAGGGGCGGCACATAGGGGGAGAACGCTCTGCTACCACATATAGTGACCACCCACAGGAAAACCACCACAGGTGCCAAAAAGCTGTGGATAACAAAGGTTGACACATGCTGCCTCTTGATTTAGGCAGGCTTGAAATTTATAACGCCGCCTGTAAATATGCAGTCAACAGATTGTTGAAAAGCCCGGCGCTATACCGGGATACGCATAGCCGCCGGGGTAACCCCCCGGCGGCTTTGCGCTCAACAGTCATCAAGGAGGGGGCTATGGCAACGTACAACGTGATCGAAATGGCCCAAAAGGCACGCGAACTGGCTTGGGACGGCAATTTCCCCGTCAACCCGATCGCAGTCGCCAAGGGCATCAACATCGTCAAAGGTAAAGGCGAGGAAGAGCAGCGCCTGTCCATCAGCATGGTGGGCGAGTCGCTGGGCGACCTCAGCGGATACGCCGAGTTCATCGAAGAACCCGAGCCGAGCTTCCGCTGTGCCTATAACCATGACGAGGCCTCCGTCCGTCAGCGCTTCACCCAGGCACACGAGCTGGGCCACGTGCTGCTGAACCACGTCAGCAAGGAACACACTCGCCTGCGCGATACCACCTTCAACGATCGAGGCGACTGGCGCGAAATCGACGCCAACGCCTTTGCCGCCGAGCTGATCATGCCTGCGGAGTATGTGCGCCACCAAGCCAGCAAGATTGCCGATATCGGCAAGCTGGCCAGGTACTTCGGCGTTTCTGCTACCGCCATCCGATATCGCCTGAGTAACCTGGGGCTGCTGTAGGGTGAGTGACGACGAAAATAGCTCTTTCCGCCTTGAGCGCAGCGGCAGCAACAAGAGCGATCCCGCTAGCACTCCAAATGACTTCAAGAAGAATGGCCGCCGGGGATCCGGCGGCCAGCAGAGCGACAAAGATAAGCTCGATGGCGAAATCCTGAGTCGTCATATCATCGGCAGAAGGATGAGTATCCTCGCCGTGCTGCTCATGGGTGCCTTTGCCACCGCCTTTTTCACCTATGCCATCCGGTTTGCCCACGGCTTCATCACCGCATACAAGAAGCATGTTGCGACCTGGGTGGAGAACGGCAATACACCGGACTTATCGTCGGTCATTCCTTTCATGGTCCCCATGGTGCCGGCCTTGTTCTTCTCAGCCCTCGGGCTGATCACGATGATCACCTGCATGCGCTTCATCTCCACCTACGTCAATCCTCAAGACGATGACCAAGATGGGGCATTACTCGAGCGGTTGGTGCGTGAAATCGCCGGCGCGATCAAGGCCGTCAAGGGTGGCGGTAGTGGCGAATAGCCACTATTTTCGCTCGCGTCCGCTTCGGTGAAATGACACTGGGAACCTGGAACAAGCTTAATTAGCCTGACGAATGGCTGATACTAGCTCTTGAGCTCTGCACCTCAGGTCAAGAACATCCAAGTCTAATCCTATATCGACAGCAGCTTTTGCCACCTTCACTTTGTCTACATTCTTGTAAACTTCTCCATCCTTACCCCTAAAATGGAGAACATTTTGATACTGACCAACCCTATGCCGGACACTAAATTTTTTATAAACCTTTTCAAGAGCCCAGCCCATCACTTCCCTTGGAACATAATTCTCAATTTCCTTCCCGCCTGTCACCCATGACAGACCACCACTCTCTTTTAGCTCACCTATCACCCTTAGCTTGGTAGGATTCAGTGAATCACCAGATTTTTTCTTATCGCTATCGATCAAAACACAGACTCTTCGGTTGATCTTCAGAAGCCTTATCAAGCCTTCACCATCGTCTCCATCTTCCAGCTCACCACTGGCTGTCAGATGGCTCAGCAGCCTGCCACCATAGAACATCACCGAGTAGTGAACACCTTCAACAAGGCTTTCATCGACCAGACGAATCCATTCTTTCAGATAAACACGATCAGAAGGCCCTTCCACCCAAACTATAAAATTTGACTGTATCAAATCGGAAGGACGATACCCGAGATCAAAAACAGCTTTTGCCTTATCACCCTCTGAGAATATTTTCAAAAATTTCGTAGAGTTCATGTTATCGAGATAAGCCCTAAAAACAGTAGACTCCTCATCATCAATCAAACTTGGGGAATGGGTGGCAATGAAATATTGATTTGATGTCTCTTCCTTTATAAAATTAATCAATCGCTTCTGAAGAATTGGATGGAGATGAATCTCAGGCTCTTCAATGCAAACTATAGAATCTTCAACCAGAGTGCAAAATGACGCGATCATAACAACTTCATGAATCCCCGTACCCAAAGAGCTAAGTGGCAAAACTCGCCCATTCATGTGAACAAGAACGCAATCTCTTTCGTGCGGGACCTCTATTTCTGCATCTTCACAGTTAGTCACGGACGAAAGAAATTTATTTATATTATCAAACTTCTTTTTTTCCTCACGCTCTGCAACACTAGGGTTCTGTAGCTTGGCAAGCTTCTCAATAAGCCCCTTTCCGCTCCACAATGATTCTTCGTACCCTTCAGAAGTTATTTCTCTTATAGCGGGAACAAAATGAACTCTTACACTCCTAGCGTCAATACAGCCTTTTATCCATGCGATAACCCCGGGTATGTGGTGCTGCTTGAATCCGCCCCCCCCACGCTTGGTCACAACACCCCAAAGACCTTGCCAAACCTGAGGCAGGGACACTTCAGCCAAATCATCTATGTCTGGCTCATGGAGAAACTTTAACTTATCCTCCCCCAAACCATTAGCCTGTTGATCGTACACAAGCCAGATCATGCCTTTATATGAAATAGAATTAATTACAGAATCAATAATCTGGCAATAGCCATTGTAAGCTCCTTTATACAATCCTGTCTTATCCAGAAGACTTTCCTTAGCGACCTCAGCAACCGGAAGAGACGAAAACCCAACCCCTCTTACCACTTGAAACTTGGTTGCTCCAAGGTGCACATCCAAAGATTCTACTGGAGGTAATTGACGTTCTCTAACCAAACCACAATACTGCTCTATCAAACCAGCTGCTTGATGACTAACAAAATGAAGAAAAGAAGACTTCCCGGAATTATTCTCACCTATTACAAAGTTCACCTTCCCAAAGCCATCAAGATACTGACACTCATCCCCGACTCCCTTATAGTTAGAAAAAACCACCCCCTCCAAGAAAACATCTTCACTCATGCCTTCACCCTCCCTGTAAGTAAAAAGAGATCACAAACTCACGACCTCTTAACCAATCCCCATAAAATGAGTAACCACTGTTCCAGCAACAGCCACGAATAGCGGCGCAAGCACCGTCGCCACCACTGGAATCGAAAATATCGACCCTCGATCATCCTCCTCCAATACCGGAGAACTTCGACGCTGGACGTTTCGCGGCGCTTCCCCGCTCACCGCAATGTCGTACTGTCGCTGCCTGTCTCTTGCCTTGGCTTTTCGGAGGGCTCTGGCGTCTCGATTCGCTGAACCAATCAGCATCGCGCTGCCCAGCATTACGAGATACATCACCAGCGCTCCTACGTTCTGAAGCGATATCCAGGCCTTTGGATTAACTGGATAAACAAGAACATCGAGGAAGGGAGCAATATGGATCGCGTGATAAAGCCTGGCAACGGTCTGAGCAGCGCCACGGGACATGGCGTCTAGGTGGATATTAGCACTGCCCTGATCCAAGGCTTGCCATACGCCCCACAAGAACGAATTCACCAGCAGGTAAAAGGCAACAAGCGCAACACTCCAACCCACCAAGCGCTTGATCCATATCCGTTTCTGAATCTCTCCAACCATCCATCATTCCTTTGATATATCTTCCGATGAACTGATGTCCTACTGCACAGCAGGCTGCCGAACCTTAGTCGATCGCCAAGGCCCGGCAGTATCCAAAGTGCGCAAACATGCACGAGGTAGGCGGGGTATTACGGACTCGCTATCCCCTAGCCTCTCGGCCTGGCTCATCTTCTGCAACGCGAAACCGCCAGTACCGGTCGGGCCTGACCCAGACCACATTCTCTTCGGTCAGGCGTCGAAAGGCAGTGAGAACGTTCCTTTTGATAGCCAGATTGCCGTCCGCATTTTCCCAAAGCAGGTCGTCCGCCTTCTGCTTGACCAGATAATCCACCACATCGTCCTGGTATAGGCATCCTTCCCGCTCTATCTCAGCAAGCATCCACGATGCTACGCCGGCAGGATCATTCATTGCTCTTTATCCACTTTCTCTAAAGAGTCATGAGGAAAGTATCCATTCTCTAACTTTTTACCTGCGAACCATTGACATGTATATCCAACAGGTTCGTCACCAGAAACACTCCGGACGGTCATTTCTGGACCACCAGACCTAAGCTTAACGATGTCACCAACTACGAACTGATCTGCCATCTTTCCACTCCTTTTGCATGACTAAGGTTACGAGGCCTGCACTTCATATTGCAGGTGCTTCACCACCACGCCCCGACAAGCCGACTGTCGGGCCCAGGTAGATTCCTGCGGCCCGGCGGTCTGCATCAGCCGAAAGCGCCCGCCGATCCGGTGGCTGCGGCAGAGCTGCAGGCTGTCCTCGCCCTGCACCGCCACCAGGTCGCCGTGTTGGACCGGGCGCGCTTCGTCGATCACCAGCACGTCGCCCTCGATGATCTCGCCGTCGACGCCGGCATCCTCCCCCACTTCCACGAGGTAGCAGCTCGGCGGCAGGCGCCGAACGTCCAGCGTCTCGAGGGCGGGATGGTCATGGCCCGGCAGTGCCGGGCCGAGGTAGTGAAGTCGCATAGGCCAGGATCAGTCGAAGCTGAACTCGCTGCGGTTATTGCCAGCGGACACTTCCATATCCACACAGCTCTCCAGCAAGGAGTAGCTGCCTGGCCCGGTCACACTGGCCACGTTGCGGCAGTGATTCTGGATATTCGCCGGCAGGCCCGACCACTGGTCCTTGAGCCCGTTGTAGGCGGACTGCTCCATGTCGATGCAGCTGTTGTAGAGCGAGTTACTGGGGCTGCCGCCAACCGCCGCCACCTGCTCGCAGTGAGCCTCGACATCGAAGCGCGGCATGTCGGCGGCACTCGACGCCAGGGGAAAGAAGGCCACGAGAGCCGTCATCAGCAAGCGCATGTCACATCTCCTCCAGTACGGCCACCACCTGGTCGGCGGTATCTTGGGAAACGTCGCGGTTGAGCTGCGCGACGACATGCCCGCTCTCGGATGCGTAACGATGGGGGCCCGCGAGGCTCGCCAGACCATCAAAGTAGCCCTTCACCTCGCTGCACTCGGCGGGATCGTTGCAGATGAAGAACTGGCCACCCTTCGGGGCCACCTCCTCGAGCACGATGGTGACGTGATGCTGGTACTCGCCCGGCACCATGCTGCTGTCGTTGGGGTCTTCCTCGATCACTTCGGTGATGCCGAGATCCGCGTCTTGCAGGGCCTCAACTAGGCCTGCCTGAGTGACCGGCTCATCGGAGCTAGAGCACCCGGCCAGAGCGGCCAGAGTGAGAATGGAAAGTGCGCGCTTCATCCCTACGCCTCCTTGCGTCTGCGTTGTGCCGCCCTTGCCGGGCGGTTTCTTATCGAGCGCGGCGGCCTCCCACCGCATTTACAGCTTCCCGTCTTTGCAGGAATGCAGTTTTACGGTTACGAGATCCTGCCGATGCGGACCTCGCAGCGCCCCAGGATCTCCACTTCCCGCATCTGCTCGGGCGGGATCATCTCGGGCTGGTAGTGATCGTTGTCGCTGATCAGGTAGAGCGCGCCGCCGGCCAGGCGCTGCACGCGCTTGATGCGACGCTCGCCGCTGACCAGCAGCAGAAACACCCCTTCCTGGCGCGGGTCGGTGTTGCTCAGATCGACCAGCGTCCAGTCGCCATCCTCCAGGGTGCCTTCCATCGAATCGCCGCGGACCTGCACGCCGGCCACTCGCCCGGGCGAAAGCCCCAGGGCCGAGAGCTGCTCCGGCGGGAAATACAGTGTGGTCTTGATCGGCTCGGCCTCGAGGCTGCGGCCGGCACCGGCAGCGGCCTCGATGTCGTACATCGCCACCGGCACCGCGTCGGCGCTCGGCGTCGGGCTGCCCAGCCCGATCGGCGTGCCGTCCTCGACGCGGTAGGCGGCCTGGGAACCGTTTGATCCTGCCACCGAACGGTTACCCGTCAGCAGGTACTGCACATCGACGCCGGCATTGGCGATCGACGTCAGATAGTCGGCCTTCGGGCTACGCTGCTCGCCTTCATAGAGCATCTGAGTCTTTTTTGTGACGCCAGCAAGGTCACCAAACTGGGTCTGATTCATCCCCAGACGTTCCCTTTCCTCGCGCAACCTTTCCCCTAAAGACACCATTCGGTATTTACTTCCCTTGACATGGATACCGTTCGGTTCCATTATTCGGTTCACACGCATACACACAGGACCACACTATGCCCCGCCCCATGACCCGCGAGCAAGCGAGGCAGGAGCTGGACCGGCGCGGTATCACCGTCGCCGACTTCTGCCGCGCTCACGACCTCACTCCGAACCTGGTCTACGACCTGCTCGCCGGTCGCAAGAAGGGCAAGCGGGGCGAGGCCCACCGGGCCGCCGTGTTGCTCGGCATCAAGGACGGCGTCATCGACGACGTCGAGGACTTTCCGCCCAAGCCCGAGCAGTGACCTGCCCGTTCCCATCCTGACCTGCTGCATAAGGAAATCTGCCATGTACCAGGACCCCAAACGTGTTCGTCGCCACAAGCAAACCATTTATCTCGACGACTACGAGCTCGCGATCGTCGAGGCGCACGCCAACTACTCAGGCCTGCCCAAGGCGACGTTGATGCGCCAGATGGCCTTCGAGAGTGCCAAGGAAGTGCCCGGAACCGCACCGACGCCCCAGCAGCCGACTCAGCCCATGGTGGCGGAGCGGAGCACCTGAAAGAAGGCGTACATACACCGTGCAAAAACGAGGCTCGCATGCCGGAAATCACCGTCGACACCGACGACTACGAGATGGAGTACCTGGAGGCTGTCCGCCAGCGCGAAGGGCTGGAGACATGCGATCAGGCCCTTGAGTTTCTGGTGCGCAAGAGCATCCGCGAAGGCAACCGGCGACTCACCGGCCGCGGCCGCGCCCTCTACCCCGTCAAACCCCAAGGAGGCCATCGGTGAGGATCACCTGCCCCCATTGCCGTGACAGCGTCGTCACCCGATCGAGCGTCAGGCCGCACGACGCCCTCTACTGGGCCTATGCCCAGTGCATCAATCCCGAGTGCGGGTGGGGCGGCAAGATCCTGATCGAGTTCGCCACCACCCGAGCCCCGAGCCAGACCCCTCGCCCGGGCGTGCAGATTCCGGCCGACCCGGAGCTGCGCCGCCTGCTGCGCGACCAGCTGCTGACCGGCAGCGATTAACCCGATAAGGAGATCACCATGTCCAACGTTGCCCCGATCCGCCCCGGCGCCGCCCCTCAGCTCGACCCGCACAACGTCGCCATCGGCCGCCTGTGGCGCCACCGCGACTGGCACCGCGCCGAGGCCCTCGATGACTGCATCGACTACCTCTGCGAGGCCCACGAGATGACCGAACGCACCGCCGAGAACGCCGCCCTGCAGGCGCTCGCCGAGCTGGAGACGATCAACCGGCGCGAGACCATCGACCTCGCCGCCACCACCAGCCACGCGGTGGTGATCACCAACGCCGCCGGACAGCGCATCGCCCTCACCGTCAGCGACCTGCGCGAGCTGCTCAAGGGCCACGACCTCCAGGTCGGCAACACCGTCGGCGGCACCCTGCTGATGCTGGAACGCCCCACGCACTAACCCCCTTTCGTCCCCCGTTCGCCAACGTCGCCACGCCCGTGGGAGGGAACCTCATGCCTAGCAACGTCAGCCACCTGCCTGTCACGCATCGCCAGACGCCCGCCGTGGAGCCCGACCGCGGCGAATGGGGCGCCCTGCGCGCCGAACTGCACGACCGCTGCAACGACCAGGACCTGGCCACGCTGTGGGCCGAGCTGGCCGCCGGTGAGCGCCGCGCGCTGATGGCCAGCGCCCGGCTGGTGGAACGCGATCCGCGCCTCGCCATCCACGATCTGCCCAAGCCCAGCCGCGACGCCCTGCGCGCCGCCATCCACCGCATGAGCCAGTACGCCGCCCAGCTGCGCGACAGCATGAACGGGCACCGCCCGCACAAGAGCCGCGAGCTGGCGGCCCACGCCCGTCAGGCATTGGCCGACGGCAACACCGAGGCCGCGCTGCACTGGCTGGCCATCATCGAGCGGGGGGTGGCGTGATGCTCAACGACACCCTCAGCCGCCTGTGGCTCGACAAGAGCGACCTCGAGCAGCGCGCCCACCAGCTGCGCCAGGCCGGCCATACCACGGCATCCCGCGAACTCGGCCAGGCCGCGTACCGGCTGGGCAACCAGCTGATCGAAGTCGAGGCCGTGGTGCAGGAGTTCGCCGCCGAGCTGGCCGCCACCGACCAGCCGACAGCACCCATCGCCGAGGCCCTCCCGGCCCAACAGGAGGCGCATTGATGTCCGTCGCGCTCGAGCAATCCCGCGACTACGGCACCCCGGAGTGCCACCAGTGGCGTCAGGGCTTCTTCGATGCCCTGCCCTCTCTGGCCGAGGATCTGGCCGCCGGCTTCGTGCACGTCGCCAAGCGCTACGGCAACGCCGCCGGCAATACCTGGCTGCGCCGCAACACCCAGGGCCTCATCGACCCGGGTCGCGTCTATCGCCGCTTCGCCCCGATCGCCGACGACCTGGAACGCGGCGCGGCCTCGCTGCGCCGCCTCGAGCGAACCACTATCGAGGGCATCCAGGCCGAGAACGCCTGGCTGGCCGGCGTCGAGAAGCGCCTGACCGTGGGCGCCCTGAACGCCACCCACGACGACGAGGCCCTGGTGCGCTACGCCGAGGCCCAGGCCCGCGCCGTGGACGATGAGCGCCAGAAGCTGATCGGCGGCATTGCCGACTACAACCGCCGCCGCCAGCACGGCCTGCTGCCCCCGCCGGCCCGAGCCGTTTCGCCCCAGGGCGAGACGCTCTCGGCCAAGCTGACCGACTACCGCGACCAGCTCGCCGACAGCCGCAACGCCCTGACCCCGCCGCCGGCGGCCGTGCCGCTGATGAAGGTGATGCGCTTCGCCTACCACCCGCCGATGAGCCTGGCCGTGGTCGACGAGATCGCCCTCAAGAAGGCTCGCCAGCGCGCCGCCCTGCATGACATCGAGCCGCCGGCCCGCCGCTCGCGCACCGCCGTGCAGCTGGCCCGGCTGAGCTGCTCGCTGTGGTGGCGCCGCAAGCTGCGCCGCACCGCCGGCCGCCGCCTCGAGCAGGTCCAGCGCGAGGCCCACCGAGTGCATGCCCGCGCCGGCATCTACTGCAGCGACATGACCGTCGAACGCCGGCGCAGCCAGAAGGTGCGCAACCGCGCCCTGCTGGAGACGCTTGAAGCGATCAACCAGGACGGCCAGGTCTACAGCCTCGCCGAGCTGGCCGAGCTGGGACTGGCCAACGCCGACCACCGCCGCGCCGAGCTGATGCTGCGCATCCGCGACACCGAGAACGAGGCCCGCCGCCTCGGGCACGCCGGCATGTTCTACACCATCACCGCGCCGTCGCGCTTCCACCCGGTGCTGCACAAGAATTCGCGCCGCAACCGCAAGTACGACGGCAGCACCCCGCGCGAGGCTCAGCAGCACATCCAGAAGCTGTGGTCCCAGGCCCGCGCCAAGCTGGCCCGCGAGGGCCTGGGCGTGTACGGCATCCGCGTGGTCGAGCCCAACCACGACGGCACGCCCCACTGGCACCTGCTGCTGTGGATGGAGCCGGAGGCCGAGCCGCGCGTGACCGAGATCCTGCGCGAGTACGCCGAGGCCGAGTCGCCGGACGAGCTCTACGACCGCCGCGGCCACAAGACCACCGCCCGCTTCAAGCCGGTGCGCATCGACTACTCCCGCGGCACGGCCGCCGGCTACGTGGCCAAGTACGTCAGCAAGAACATCAACGGTGAGCAGTTCGCCCGCGACGGCGTCGAGAACGACCACCAGGACCGCTACGGCCACGAGCTTTCCGACGCCGCGCCGCGCATCGAGGCCTGGGCCGCCACCTGGGGCATCCGCCAGTTCCAGTTCCTGGGCCTGCCCAGCGTCACCGTGTGGCGCGAGGTGCGCCGCCTGACCGAGAAGCAGGAAGAGACGCTGCGCCAGTGGGAGGAAGCCACCCGCCCGGCGCCGACCGTCTCCGAGCGCATGGGGCTGATCCGCGAGGCGGCCAACGCCGGCCAGTGGGATCTGTTCATGCGCCTGATGGGCGGCCCCAACACGCCCCGCGCCGAGCAGCCGATCAAGCCGTGGCGCCTCAACCGCCCCGACACCGAGCAGGCCGAGTTCAGCCACGCCACCGGTGAGGCGCACCAGGGCGTGGAAGCCCGCGGCCGCTACGGCGAGCCGGTGAAGGCCACCTGGGGGCTGGTAGTCCGCGACGGCCGCGGCCGCCAGGCCGAATACCTCACGCGCCTGTACCGGTGGGAGATTCGCTCCCGCCAGCGGGCGGCGGGCCGTTCCGGAGCCGGCGAAGCCGGCGACGCTTGGACTCGTGTCACTAACTGTACGGGGGTGGATATCGCCCCCCGCACTCCCCCACCGGAGGTCCTCGCCGAGCAGGTGGCGCGCTTCGAAGAGTGGCGGCAAAGCGACGACGTTCGCGCCGCCCAGGAAGACGCCGACCTCGAGGCCCGCATGGTCCGCGCCGCGGCCCAGCGGCTGTTCCAACCACCCGCACCACCTGAGTCAGAAAGGATGCTTTCTGACCAAAATGTGCCGATTTGATCAACAAGGAGAACGTCATGCCTAACGCCCAACCACACCACCCGGAGCCGCGCGGCATCCTGCAGGACGCCGGCGAGCTTGCCGTGCTCAGCGAGGACAGCGGGCAGGTCCACCACCGCTTCGCCATGGTGGTGGCCTTCAACAGCGAGGAGGAGCTGCGCCAGGCCCTCGCCGACCACCACTGCGCCTACCGCGACGGGCAGGCCATCCAGGAGCGCATCGCCAATGGCTGACAAGGCAGACATCGCCGGCGAGCTGATCGAGCAGCGCATGGAGCACGTCATGCAAAGCTGGCCACGCCGGGTCGAGATCCAGGGCGTCCTCGCCATCGCGTGCGAAGACTGCGGCGAAGAGATCCCGGCCGCCCGCCGCCAGGCCGCGCCCTGGGCGGCCACCTGCATCGAATGCCAGTCCATCCGCGAGAGGAAGCGCCGCCATGTCAGATAAGTCGCAGGTCATCACCGATCCCATCGCCGCAGACATCCTGGCCAACCGGACCGCCTACAGCCTGGCTCGGGAAGTCCTGGGACTGCGAACCGCCCTGGAAGAGGCCCGCGCCGACCTCGACGGCGTAGCCGCCCAGTTCGGCGAGATCGGTCGCCTGGTGCCCACCGACTACCAGGATCGCAGCGAGCTGTTCGGCGCCCTGCTGCGCATCATTCAGAAGGTGCCGTCCGGCGCCCGGGCACGCGCCGAGGCCTCGGCGCTGCGTCGCTACGCCATGCGGCTTCACGAACAGCACGACTGGCGCGATCACCTCCTGGTCGAGGCCGATCGCATCGAGCAGAACGCCAAGGAGCTGAACAAGGGGGAAGCATCATGAGGGTCAAGGTCGCCAACCAGTGGCACGACAGCGACGAGGAGCCCGTCGCCATTCAGGTAAGCACCGTAGAGCAGCAGCAGATCGGGAGCATGGACAGGACCCAGGCGCCGAATGGCCGCTATGCCGTATTCCCGGATGCCTGGAGCGCCAACCAGGAAGCGATGCGCGATTGGGTCCGCGGTGAAGGCGAGCAGCCGCCCTCCCTCCAGCGCAAGCTGGACGAGGCCCACGCCCTGCTGATCTGGATGATGGGCATCCTGCCCGAAGAGCTCGAGCCGCCGCTGCTCAAGGAGATGGGCGACGTCCTTCACGCCCGGCAGATGGGCCGCAAGATGCTCGAGGAGAAGTACGCCCTTGCCCGGATGACCGCGCGGATGTCACTCCACAAGGCCCACCAGTTGGAATCCGAGCGCGACGCGCTGGCCAACCGCGTGGACTTCCTCAACCGGCAGAACAGCGCCCAGGCCGAGCAGATGGACGAGATGGAGGATCAGGTCAGCCAGATGAGTGCCCGGGTGGTCGAGGGCGACGTCGAGCGCGACAAGCTGGCGGTGCGGGCGCGGGAGGTCGAGGAGGAACTGCAGCACGTCCAGGGCCAGCGCGATGCCGCCATCCTGAGAGCGCAGCGGGCAGAAGATGGGCAACATACTGCTCAGGACTGCGACCACCCCTGTCATTCTGAGCAACATATCACTCAGGACTGCAAGCACCCCCACCATTCTGAGCAACATGCCGCTCATTCGACGGGAGCGGCGTCATGAGCCAGACCGCCACCAAGGGCGGGCCCAGGGCCCGCCAGGCGGCGATGCTCTGCCGGTCCGCCGCCTTCCGGCTCTACCTGGATCGCCGCCGCCGGCACAAGTTCGGCCTCACCGATAGCCAGCTGCCGGATGGCACCCACGACGAGCAGGACGCCCGCGACTGGCTGTGCGCCGCCTGCGGCATCGAAAGCCGCGCCGAGCTGGACCATCGCCCCGAGGCGGAGCGCATCTTCCGCCAGATCCGCAACCGCTTCAACGCCTGGCGTGCCAGGAACAGGGAGACATCATGAAAACCGAGTTCATGCTGCTGGCCGTGTACGAGAAGCCGCTGATTCCGCTCGAGACCTTCGCCAGGGACATCATGGGAGTCGAGCTGCAGACCGCCCGCAACCGCATCGCCGCCGGCACCTTCCCGGTGCCGCTGACCCGCACCGCCCGGCAGCCGATGGTGCACATCAACGACGCCGCCAAGTACATCGACGAACAGCGCGAGACCGCGGCCTAA